GCGGGTATCGCGTACACCTACGAGGACTACGACAGCGGCCAGGTGATGTCCGAGCGGGTGTTGCCGCACGAGCTGCTGATCGACGACACGGACGCGCTGTACGGCACGCCCCGGGTGATGTTCCGACGGCGGCACGTTGCCAAGGACATCTTGCTCGAGCAGCCGTGGGCGAAGGGCGACGGCGAGAAGGCGAAGGGCATCCGCGCGCGCATCAACCAGGCGAACCCGGCCGATCCGCTGATGCTGAACGGCACGGCGACCGACCTGATCACGGTGTACGAGGGCTGGCACCTGCGCAGCGGCAAGAGCGCCACCGACGGGCTGCACGTCATCGTCTGCGACGGCGGGCTGTTGTTCAAAGAGGCGTGGGACTTCGATTGGTTCCCCTTCGATCTCTTCAAGTGGGGGACGCGGCCGACCGGCGTGTGGGGCCAGGCGATGGCCGAGCAGCTGATCGGCATCCAGATCGAGATCGGCCGCCTGCTGCGCACTATTCAGCGGTGCCAGCACCTGTGCAGCGTGCCGCGCATCCTGGTGGAGCTCGGGTCGGAGATCGTCGAGCAGCACCTATCGAACGAGGTGGGCGCGATCATCAAGTACCGCGGCACCAAGCCAGAACTGTGGGTCGCCGCTGGCGTGCCGCCCGACCTGTTCGTGCAGCTCGATGCGCTGGTGAAGAAGGCGTACGAGCTGACCGGCATCTCCCAGATGTCCGCCAACAGCAAGAAGCCGGAAGGCCTCGACGCTGCGGTGGCGCTGCGCGAGATGCACGACATCGAGAGCGAGCGATTCGTGATCATCGCCCAGCGTTTCGAGAAGTTCTACCTGTCGATCATGGAGAAGATGATCGCGCTGTCCCGCCGCATGTACGCCAACAACGTCAAGCTGCGGGTCAAGGCGCCAGGCACCAAGCTGATCGAGTCGATCGACTTCGAGAGCGTCGACATGGAAGAGGACAAGTACATCCTGCGTGACTACCCGACGTCCATCCTGCCGACGATGCCCAGCGCAAAGCTGCAGACGGTGCAGGAGCTGTACGGCTCGCAATTGCTCAGCGACCAGACGCCCGCCGCGGTGTGGGCGCGCAGCCTGCTCGACTTCCCGGACCTCGAAAGCTACCTGTCGATCGAGCAAGCCGGGCTGAACGACGTGCAGCGACTGATCTCGGGCATCACCGAGCACGGCGAGTACGACCCGCCCGACGAGTACATCAGCCGCGAGATGGCGATCACCCTCGGCCACAACGCCCTGCTGAAGGCGCGCGCGGACAAGTTGCCCGAAGCGCGCATCGAATTGCTGCGGCGGTTCATCCAGGAAGCGATGGACCTGCCCACGCCGGGCGGCCCGCAAGCGCAGGGGCCGATGGTGCCTCCCGTCCTGCCAGGTGCGCCGCCGATGCCTCCTGGCGCCGGACCGATCCCGCCCGGGGGCGTACCGACGACGCCCGGGCCGATGATTCCCGCGGTCCCGTCGGCCGTGTCGGCGATCCCGGCCGCGGCTTGAGAAACGCTCGTGCCGTTGCATGGCACTCACGATCAGCACCGCGTCGAAGAACCTCGGGCTCAACGCGCAGCTCGATGTTCTGAATAGCGGCTTTCTGCGTATCTACTCAGGCACGCGCCCGGCCACGCCCGATACGGCGCTGTCGGGCAACACGCTGCTGGCCGAGCTGACATTCGGGGCGACCGCGTTCGCGGCTGCAACGGGCGGGACGAAGACGGCTAACGCGATCGGAAGCGACACCAGCGCCGACGCGACCGGCACGGCGACGTTCTTTCGAGCCTTCAAGAGTGACGGCACGACCGCCGTCGTCGACGGAACGGTGGGGACTTCGGGAACCGACGCGATCATCAACTCGACGTCCATCGTCTCGGCGACGACCGTCGCTTGCACGAGCATGGTGATCACAGCGGGCGGGTAACAATGGACGGCACGGCGAGCTATCGGCTGGCGTGGCTGAGGTCGCGAGTCGCAAATACCGACGCGGATATCGCTGACTTCTGCGGCCTCACGCCTGCTCGCTTCGCCCTGCTTCTGGCGAGCGTCGCGACGGCGACCCCTGCCGAGACGACGCTGATTACTGGCGCCATCGAAATCGCGACGCCGCCTGGGCCTGAGATACCCCCCCGCGTGCTGCCGCCCAAGCCGTCTGCGCCAATGGGCGCGACGCAGGGGCGGTAGTGGCGGCGACCGTAGCAGGCAGCGGGTCGACCGACGGGACCGGCAGCGCGAACACCATCGCGACGACGGTCACCGGCGTCAACGTCGGCGACTACCTCCACGTCTTCTGCACATGGGACGACGGATCCAACAACCTCACGCTGACGTGCGCCGACACGGGGGGCAGCACGTATTCCGCGATGCAGGATACGATCGGCACCACGCAACGGTGCTGTCAGTTCGGGGCGACCGGCGCCGTGGCGTCGACGTCCGGTGGCAGCGTCACCGTAACCGTGTCGATATTCGACACTCCCGGCACTACGCCCACCTCGACCGGAACGCGCGGCATCGCGGTCGACATCATTCGCGGTTCATCTGGGTGGCAGAGCGGCGCCGGGGCGCACAAGGGTCAGCAGCAGAACGGCCCTGGAACCGGGACGGATGCAATCACCACGCCGTCCGCGACGCCTTCAGCTAACCCTGGCGTCGCCGTCTCAATTTGCAGCAGCTCGAACTCCGTCGTGGGCAATGCTGGCACCGGATGGACCGACCAGGCCAACGCGTGGGCGGCGACCAAGCCCGCCAACCTTGAGAACAAGGCATTCTCGTCCGGGAGCGCGCTCGCTGCGACGTATACGGCGGATTCGGGTGGGGGCGGCGCGAACTATCGGACATTGATCGCGCTCTACACGGAGTCGTCCGGCAGCGGAAACACTCTCGACGTCGCTGCCACGGTGTCGGTTGCTACGTGCGCTGCCACGCTGGCCAGCACCGACAATCTTTCTGTCGCGGCAACCGTCCCTGCTGCAACGATGGCGGCGGCGCTCATATCGCCAGACTACGTCATCACGGTAGCCGCGACCGTTCCGGAGCCGACGTGCTCGGCGTCGCTGGCCAGCGCGGACAACCTGGCCGTTGCAGCTACGATTCCGGTCGCTACCTCGGCCATCGCGCTAGGCAGCACCGACGTCCTGGCCGTCGCGGGGTCCGTTCCGGTGGCAGCGATGGCCGCCAACATGACGGCGGGCACGAACAACGTCGCGGTCGATGCGGTCGTCCCGGTTTCGACGTGCGCCGCAACGCTGGCCAGCGCGGACGCCTTTGGTGTCGTCGCGACCGTCCCTGGGCCGACCATGACCGCAGCTTTGGCGGCTGACCTGGTCATGGTTGTCGCAGCGATATCGCCCGCCCCGACGATGGTAACGGTCTTGACGATTCCGACGGAAACGCCCGTGGTCGCTTCGCCCTGGGCGAAGCTGATGAAGCCCCGCTATGCACGCTGGGCTCGCCGTCGCGACGGCATCACCTAGAAACGTCCGTGCCGCTGCATGGAGCGAATCTCGCAACTAGAACCGATAGGCGCCGAAGGCACCGTGCTCACGTCGAACGGCGCCGGTCGAGCGGCTGTCTGGATGGGCCCGGCGTACCTCGGCAACTGCGGAATGCGCACGTACGTCCCCGGCAGCGCGGGCGGGACGCTGCTGAACATGATGAGCAAGTCGGTTCATCAGGTGGCAGACGACGTGGCGGCGGTGCAGTTCGCGATCCCGAACTGGCAAGGGACAAGCGAGGCGGGCCCCGGGGCCGCATCTACGGTCACCGCTACCGTGGAATTCGAGACGGGCCGCCGGTGGCGGCTTACCCTCGCGGGGGCAACGTCCATGTCAATTCCAGACGGCGGCATGATCTGGACCGATCCGCTTCCCTGGGTTATCCCGCGCGGGCAACGCTTCAACGTCTACTTGTATCGAACGAACGCCGTCGGGTGTGTGTACACGCCGAACGTGCAGGACCACGGCCTGGGGGAGCTGATCGAGTACAACGTTGGCGTCGACAAGACGGCATCCGGCACGATCGATCCAACGCAGACTGCGCCATGGGCTGGCCCGTGTGGAATCCGGGGCCTGATGACCCGCCCGAGCGTCTGCTTAATGGGCGACTCGATCGTGACAGGCGAGACCGACACCAGCGATGGCAGCGGCGGGCTGTCGTACGCGCGCGTCCTTCAGAACGCTGGCATCGCATGGCAAAACCTCGGAATCGGCGGCACTGGAGCGAACGGCTTCCTGTCCGGCGGTCACACTCATCGGGTGGCCCTGGCGTCATTGTGCTCGCACCTGATCCAGGAGTACGGGACCAACGACCTGGCTCTTGGCGATACGCAGATGCGCGCCGATCTGAACTCGATAAACGCGCTCATGCCAGCCGCGCAGAAGAAGTTCCTGACAACGATTACGCCACGGACAACCGGCAGTTGGGCCGACTTGGCCGGCCAGGTGGCCATCGCTCAGCAGGGCGTCATCGACAGCAACAACGCATGGCGCCTGACGGTGCCGACCGGGTTCACGGGCTGTTTCGACGTGGCCAACGTCCTGAAGTACCCGGGCACCAGTAAGTGGAAGTTTCCCGGGTACACCGCGGACGGTTTGCACCCGAGCGCGACCGCGTACGCAGCGATCGTGAGCAGCGGGATCATCACGCCGTCGAGCTTCTTCCCGTCGTCATAGGGAGCCCGGAATAGGAACACCCGTGCCGGTGCATGAGCACCGAAGCGAGTACCTCCGCGGCCGCAGCGAGCGCGCCAATCCCCAGCAGCATCCCGAATTCATCGGCGCCTGTCGCCGTCCCGGCTCCCGCTGCGCCCGCCGTGGCGCCCGCGCCGGCTGAGCCCGTAGCGCCCACCGCCGCAACCCCTCCCGCCCCCGATCTGTCCCGAGGCTTCGCGTCGCTGGCGGCCGAAGAGCGACGGGTCCGCACCGAGCGCGAACGGACCAAGGCCGAAGCGCAGCAACTCGCCACGTTCACGCAGCAGCTGCACGCCGCGCGCGCCAACCCGCGCGAGGCCATGAAGCTCCTGGGCTTCACCGAGGACCAGGTGCTGGAAGCGCTGGCCGGCGGAACCCCCGCCGTGCCCGCCGTCGACGATCGTGTTGCTCGCATCGAGCAGACGCTGGCCGAGCGCGACCGCCAGGCCCAGGAAGCGTCCACGCGCGCCCAGGTCGCCGAGCAGGAGCGCCAGGCAGACGCGGTGATCGCGAGCTTCCGGAACGACGTCACCGCCAAGATCAAGGCGGCCGGCGAAAAGTACGGCCTGATCCAACTGCACGGCGCGGAGAGCGAAGTCACCGCGCGCATTGAGAAGCACCTGATCGAGAAGGGCGAGTTACGGCCGTTCGAGGCTGTAGCCGACGAACTCGAACAGGAATACGAGGCCAAAGCGAGAAAGGCCCTCGAACTACCCAAGCTGAAGATCGTCCCTCAGAGCGAGAACCCCCGGTCCCAGAGCGAGCAGCGGACCAGCACCACGACCACGCTCACCAACCGCGGCACCACGGCGCCGGCTGCGAATTCGCTGCCCCCGTTGCCGCTCGACCCAGACGCGCGCACGGCGGAACTCCTCCGTCGCCGCGGCCTGGCGTCCTGACCGGAGGGATGACCCATGGCTTTCGATCTCACGACTCTCGCTGACGACCTGAAGAACCGGTTCACGCCGGACTTCATCGAGTCGATGGTGTACCCGCGCAAGCCCCTGTTCGCTGCGCTCAAGAAAATGAAGGAGATGACGGGCGACAAGTGGTTGCAGCCCGTTGTTTTCGACGACCTGCAGGCGACGTCCGCGGACTTTATCACCGCGCAGACGCAGTCCGCAGCGGCCGGCCCCGGCCTCGATCGCTTCGAGGTCACGCGCATCAAGAAGTACAGCTTCGCGCGCGTCGACAACGAAACCATCCTGGCGACCAAGGGGGACCAGGGCGCGTTCTTCCAGGCCCTGACCAAGGCCATCGACCAGAGCATGTCCGCGCAGGGTCGCCGGCTGAACTGGGAGCTGTACAAGGAGGGCTGGGGCGACATCGGCCAGGTGGCGAACTCCACCTTCGCCGGCACCACCCTGAACCTGACCAACCAGAACGACGTGGTTCGGTTCTCGAAGGGCCAGACCCTGGTGGTATCGACCTCGCAGAACGCCGCCGTTCTGAAGGCGGGCACCTGGACCGTCGCTGGCGTCAACCGAGCCGCGGGTACCGTCCTGCTGACCGGCACCCTCGCCGCAGGCATCGCGACCGTCGCGCAGAACGACTGGATCTTTCTCCAGGGCGACCGGGAAGATTCGGCCACCCCCACGCGTCGGTGCCTCGCTGGCCTCGAAGCGTACGTGCCGGCCACCGCGCCGAGCTCCACCGCCTTCTTCGCCGTGGATCGGACGCAGGACTCCCGCCTGGGCGGCCTGCGCTACGACGGAACCGGACAGCCCATCGAAGAGGCGTTGATTGACGCCGCTGCGCTGGCTGGTCGCGAAGGCGCGCAGCTCGACTTCGGCGTGCTGAACCCGATCACCTACGGACAGCTGATCAAGAGCCTCGGCTCGAAGGTTCAGTACGTCCGCATGGACCAGGGGAGCAACGAGGCCAAGGTGGGCTTCGAAGGGATCCGGCTGTACACCCCGGCCGGTCAGGTCGACTTCTTCCAGGACCAGGACTGCCCGAGCAATCGCGCCTGGATGCTGCAGCTGAACACCTGGATGTTCGGCTCCATGGGTGACGTCCCCCGCGTCATCAACACTGACGGGCTGGAAGTGCTCCGCGGCTCCAACTACGACGGCGTCGAACTGCGCGTTGGCTACTACGGCAACGTCATCGGCAAGGCGCCGGGCTGGAACATCAACGTCCAAATCTAAGCGGCTGCGGCGCGGGCCGGCTGAGCATCGCCGGCCCCGCTGCGGTCTCTCAGGAGACACCACCCAATGGCAAATCGAAATTTTGCTCCGCTCTCCGGCTCCGTCAAGCGCGGCGTCGTGAAGCTGGTCGGACGCTTCAAGACGACCACCAGCGGCACCTTGTCGACGACTGCTGCTGACTTCTCGTCCGCGAAGCAGGCCGGCTTCACGCTGGCCAAGACCGCCGCCAAGACTGGCCGCTACACCGTCTCGCTGCAGGACAAGTACATGGCCCTGCTGGCGTTGAACGCGGTGCCCAGTGGCGCCGCCGACGCTGCCTATGCGATCGCCAAGGGGACGCACTCGTTTCCACGCAACGTCGCGGTGGTCGGTTCGTCGTCTGCCAACGGGTCGCTGGACATCCAGTTCGCGCGCTCCGACACCATGGCCGATGCCGAGGTCGAGGACGGCGCGACCATCTACATCGAGCTCACGCTCGACAACTCGTCGGTGTAACCGATGGACGCCGCCAAGCAAAAGCTGGCGAACGCTCTCCTGCGAACGCCGCGGGTGAAAGACCTGGACAAGGATCCAGATCGGACGCCCGCGGAAAAGCCGGAGATGGTCGGCCTGCAAGATGCGATGCGAAAGCTCGGCAAGGCGCTCAACGAGGAAGACTCGCCGCGCGCTGCCGAGGCGTTCCGCGACGCCTACAAAATCTGCAACGGCTACAGCACCGACGAAGGGGAGTGATCCGGGGTGGCGACCACGCTCCTCCAGCTCCGCAACCGGGTCCGCGACCGCGCCGATCTGGTTGCGGACAACTTCGTCCTCGACGCGACGCTGACCCAGTGGATCAACGACAGCGCGCAAGAGCTGTACGATCTGCTCTTGCAGTCGGGGCAGGACTGGTTCGTCACCAGCGCGCCGATCACGGTCACGTCGCCCGCGGTGAGTTTCCCGGTGCCCACCGGCGCGGTGCGCTTCCACGGCCTCGACCGGGACATCGGCGGTGGAAAGTACGAGAGCATCAAGCGAGGTGTCTTCCGTGAGCGCTTCTCGTACACCGAGCGCCGCTACGTCGCGACGAAGGCCACGGTGTTCATCTTCCCGGGGACCAGCGCGCCGGGCACCTATGTCCAGTGGTACACCCCGGCCTTCTCGCCGCTGGTGGCCGACATCGACACCTTCGACGGCATCGACGGGTGGGAGGAATACATCGTTGTCGACGCCGCGCTGAAGTGCCGCGTGAAGGGAGAGGAGGACACCAGCGATCTCCTGGGCGCCAAGATGGCTTTGCGCGCGCGGATTCAGACGATGGCCGCGACCCGCGACGCCTCGGAGCCGTCCCGCGTCGTGGACGTCCACGCGGACGACGAATTCAACAACGACATGTGGTGACGCCGTGTCGGAATTCTGGCAGTCCCAGGGCAACCGCAACACCGACGCCGCCCAGCAGCAGATCCAGGTACTACAGGCGGCGCTCGAGGGCCCGCTCCCTCTGCGGACGCTGTCCGTTGCGCAGTCGGCCGTCGTGGACGCGAACGCCAGGTGCGTGCGCTACGTGGGCAGCACGGCATCCGACGTCCTGACACTGCCCACGGCGAACGCCCTGGGTGCTGGCGTGGGCCAGGCGATCGTGCTGGTCAACACGTCCGCCGTGGCGATCTCTGTCGTCCCCAGCGGCGCGGACACCCTTAACGGCGTGACGACGGCGTACAACCTCGCGGCGCGATCGCAGGTGCTGTTCGTGGCCGACGCGCAGGGCGCCTGGTGGGCCATGCCCGTGCCGGACCTGACGGGCAGGCTGCTTCGCTCGACGGTGCTGACCGGCACCAGCCTGACGGTGTTCCCTGGCACCAAGAGCTACCGAC